ATTTTTTATAATGAGGTCTACATCCTCTTCAGTAATTGTTTTATAAATAGAAATGTAATTTATTTTATATTATGTGCGGTACATCAATCGACAACATAACAGTGCTATTTTTGTGGACGTCACTCCTCCGCTAAATAACGGATAAATTCGACTACTTGTGTAGCTGTCCATGGAAACAAGGTAATGCAGAACCTTGTGCCCATGCGTTAATCAAACACAAGCAACTATTTTTAGCTTATCCAACGTATAGTTACGGTGGCCCAAGGTATAACGCCCCCAGGGCGGGCATATGAAGCCGACCTAAAGGTCGAACTTCTCACGGTACCACGCAAGGCGCTCCTCATAATCCATAATGGGTCCAACATACCCCTGGATTCCAGCAGCCCGTGCAACTTCCTCAAGTTGCGCTTTGCGTAGCGTATAAACTTCCCGTCCAAATTCAAAATATTTCAGAGCCACATTCTGAATTGCTTCAGCACTCGATTGCTCCATAGTCAAAATGCTAGATTTTAAATGAGTGTGTAGCATTTTGGCAATGGAATCTTCTTCTACTGGCGAACGGAACAAACCCAATTCATCATCCCATACAGCATAGTGTTTGAGAAATGAAGCACTTTGAAGCGGAATGAAAGGTACAGATTTCGCCTCCTTATCAGCCATAGTGTACGTAATACTCACTTTAGCCAACTGTTCTGCAATGGCGGTGTGATTAAAATCATCATATCCTTTGGCAACAGTCATAATATTGTCATCGCCATAAGTCATAGCAGAAACTTTGGTTGCAAACAGGGGAGTTCTGAACCATCTTTTCTCCTTGGCAATTGCGTACCAGCAATAACGCAAGTATAGGGAATTGACAAAACTATTGATTACAACAGTCAAAGGGTGCCCAGAAGGATTTGAACCTGTAAATTGTACTAAAGTTCCAAAGTAATCATATGTGGGATAACTAATTTCAGTAGCAATACCGCGCATAATAATAAGATCATCTGCTTCATAATTCCCACTCTTTTCTGCTAACTTAATTAACATTTTAAAAGCAGCGAGCATAAATTGAGGACTCATACGGCCATCAAACTTGGCATAATCGCCAGCGATTCCGCGTTCCCATCCATGCTTCCCAATGTGTCTAAAAAGATCTGTCCATTCCGGAGATTGAACAATTGTACCCACAGCGCATTCAGTAGCAATTTTGTTCCGCTGTACCAAGGCAGCGAGAGAAAGAAAATATTTCCGCACTAACATAACAAATGGCATATTAGCAGCTGCAAATACA